AAATAAAATAAGGAAGTAACCCTCAAAGGAGAAGGAAATTGGATTATCAGGTGTTATTCAATGGTGCAGTGGGCATCGTAGGCATTCTGGTCGGCATTGTGCTGAATCGGGTATTCGCGGCGCTGGATAGGCTGGATGCTGATGTGAGGGCGATTCCGGAGAACTATGTGAGTAAGACTGATTACCGGGATGATATAAAAGACATCAAGGTAATGCTTGGTAAACTTTTGGACAAGCTGGACAATAAGGTGGATAAATAATGTTAGAGACTCTACTCGGCGGTGTGTTCGGTGGGGTGCTGCGACTGGCTCCCGAAGTGCTGAAGGTGTTCTCCAAGGGGAGCGACCACAAGCATGAGCTTGCTATGCTCAATGCTGAGATGGAGTTCTCTAGGGTGCGCGGTGAGATTGCCATGCGCCAGACTGAAGCTGCGATGACCATAGCGGAGCTGGACGCTATAGGCGGGGCATTTAAAGAGCAAGCCAGCACAGCCAAGGCCGCCGGTAAATTCATCGCGGGGATATCAGCTCTTGTACGACCCATGGTGACTTATCTGTTCGTAGGGCTGTACGCGCTGGTAAAAATAGCGGCTTTCACAATAGCGTTGCAGCAGGGGGGTAATTGGCAGAACGTTCTAATTACTCTCTGGTCAGTAGATGACATGGCTGTGATGAACATGATTCTAAGTTTTTGGTTTGTCGGAAGGTCGATAGATCGAGATAACAGGAGAATCGCGCAGTGAAAGACGTGAACTACCCTACATACAAACACGGACACGGCTACTCGTCTCCGACCTATAGAAGTTGGAAGATGATGCGGGTTAGGTGCACGTGGGAAGCAGATAAGCAGTACAAAGACTACGGCGGTAGGGGGATTACTTTTGACCCTCGGTGGGGAGAGTTTACAATTTTCCTAGCCGATATGGGGCTTAGACCTGAACGCACTACGTTGGACCGTATTGACAATAGCGGGAACTACACCGTAGCAAACTGCCGGTGGGCGGACGACAAGACACAGCGTAGGAACCGGAGGGACAATCATATTGTGCAGTACCACGGGAGGCAAATTACGTTAGCTCAGGCCTGTGAGGAGAGCGGGGCAAAGTACGACACGGCTAAGGACCGGCTTAATAGGTACGGTTGGACCCCGGAACGAACTTTTGCTACTTTACATGACGCAAGGACAGACAGGCATGACCGCGCCGATAAGTGAAGCACTGCGGGTCGCGACTGCTTTGTGTAAACACTTCGAGGGGTTCCGGGCTAAACCATACTTATGCCCCGCCCAATACTGGACGCAAGGGTATGGTACTGTGTATAAACCTGATGGTAGCAGGGTCACAGAACACGATGCCCCCATAGGTGAAGCAACTGCCCTACAGTGGTTAGAACACACTCTACGGAATGATTACGTTGTGGGGGTGCTCAAAGCCTCCCCAAACCTGCTAAAATACCCGCAAGCCCTTGGCGCAATAACAGATTTCGCGTATAACTTAGGCACTGCAAGATACCGGGCTAGCACCCTGCGAAGAAAAATTAACGAAGATAACTGGTCCGAGGCTATAGTTGAGCTGCATAAGTGGCGTCGAGGTGGGGGTACAGTACTTCAAGGGCTTGTGCGTAGACGCGCAGCCGAAGCTAAATTTTTACGGAGCTAGTGCATGCCGCTTCAGAAACTACAGCTAAAGCCCGGGGTTGACCGCGAGAATACTCGCTATACCGCAGAGGGTGGTTGGTACGAGACCGACAAAGTGCGTTTCAGACGGGGTATGCCTCAGAAGATCGGTGGGTGGGTTCGCCTGTCAAATGCACTTTACCTAGGTGTCTGCCGCTCTATGTGGAACTGGGTAACGCTACAAAGCCAAAATCTTGTTTCTGTGGGCACTAACCTCAAGTACTACATTGAGCGGGGCGGTGCTTATTTTGACGTGACCCCTATCCGTAGCTCAGTAACTCTAACTAATCCCTTCGACACTACTAGCGGCTCTGCCACTGTCCTTGTTACTGACCTTGCGCACGGTGCGCTTGAGAATGACTTTGTTACCTTTAGTGGGGCGACTGCGGTTGGCGGGCTTACGCTAAACAACGAGTATCAGATCAGTTTCATAGACGCGGACTCCTACAATATTACTGCCGAGACTACCGCTTCTTCTACTGCTAATGGGGGTGGCACTGTTACTGCGGCGTACCAAATCAACACGGGTTCTGAGATTGCCGTGCCATTTACTGGGTGGAGTGCGGGTACTTGGAGTTCTGGTACGTGGGGCTTTGGCGGAGCTACAGACGCACCAATTCGTTTGTGGAGTCAAGCTAACTTTGGCGAGGACTTATTCTTTACCTACCGTGGGGGCGAGCTTTTCTACTGGGCCGCAAGTACTGGGGTGAGTACCCGTGCGGTCTATGTGTCTTCCCTTGTTGGGGCGTCAGGCGTTCCTGTAATAGCTAATAAAGCCTTCGTGTCGGACATCTTCCGGTTTGCCTTCTGCTTCGGGGCTAATGATATAGGCACTAGTGTGCTTGACCCCATGCTTATCCGCTGGTCTCACCAAGAAGACGTAGCTAACTGGACACCTGCTGCTACCAACCAAGCCGGTAGCTTACGCTTATCAAGGGGCAGTGAGATTGTGACTGCACTCCAAGCACGGCAAGAGATTCTAGTCTGGACGAATGGCGCAGTGTATGGCCTTCAATATTTAGGCGCTCCAGAGGTTTGGGGTGCACAGCTACTTGGTGACAACATCACTATAGCTAGCCCTAATGCAGCAGTTTACGCAGGCAACACCGCTTACTGGATGGGTACGGACAAGTTCTATATCTACGACGGTACGATTAAAACGCTACCTTGTAGTGTACGCAGCTATATATTCAACGACTTTAACTACTCTCAGTACGCCCAAGTTGTTGCTGGTACTAACGAGCGGTTTGATGAAGTTTGGTGGTTCTATTGTTCCGCAGGGGTTACACAGAATGACCGCTACGTAGTGTACAACTACTTACAAGATATATGGTATTACGGGAACCTGTCGCGCAGTGCTTGGATGGACGCCGACCATAGAGAAAACCCACTAGCTGCTACTTACAGCAACAACTTGGTGAGCCACGAGGTGGGGTACGATAACCAAGAAAATGTGACTGCGGTTCCTATTACAGCTACGCTAGTGTCCTCTGAGTTTGACTTGGATGATGGCGACAAGTTCATGTTCGTTAGCAGGATGCTGCCTGATGTGACGTTTGTCGGGTCTACTGCTGCAAACCCATCCGCAGTAATGACTTTATTGCCACTGCAAAACTCAGGTTCTGGGTATAACGACCCTGCCTCTGTCGGGGGTACTAACTTTGCTGGTGTGACCCGTACGGCGGTTGTACCTATCCAAGAGTTTACCGGGCAGGTATTTGTCCGTGTACGTGGTAGGCAGATGGCGTTTAAGTTTGAGTCTACTGAACTGGGTGTGGCGTGGAAGCTGGGTACCCCTCGTTTAGATATGCGACCTGATGGCAGGAGAGGCTAGTGGCTATTAGGGATAGGCTGGTACAAAAAGTTCAGACGCCTGCGCTTCCGATACCCAAGGATACGCCGCAAAAGGAGTATCTGGATGCCTTGAACAGCATCCTGCGGCTATTTTTTAACCTGCTAAGCAATGCGGTTAACGTGGTATTTGGTGATCTGGGTGGGCGGTTTTTAGACATGCCGAACGGGCTTTTCTTCTCTACCGTAGACCAGCCGATAGCAGTGGTAGATGTGGGGCAGGTTATTTCGTTTGGCGATACGTACTTGAGCAATGCTGTTGCTATAACGGGCGGCGATAATAGTAGGATAACGGCTACGTACTCGGGGGTGTATAGTGTTGAATTTTCAGGACAGTTGGCAAGTTCTTCCGTGAGTTCAAAGATCATATACGTGTGGGTAGCGCGCAATGGGGTAGACATGCCCAATACTGCTAGGCAATACGCCCTTGTAGGTGCGGCTGACATTAGGCACCTCGCAGCCGCCTTTGTTGTGGATTTGGTAGCGGGGCAGTACATAGAGTTCAAGTGGTCCTCCGACAACCTAGACGCCGCGCTAGA